TTGCCGCAATCCTCCAACCACCGAATACTCCCCTTTTCACAGCCCTTGCCACCGGATGTGTCCGAACCGACAACTGGGTCAGATAATATGGGCTCTATTCTGTACCACAAGGATCGAATTGAAGAGGACTTGGAAGAGGTATGCCTTGAACAAGATACCACGCACTATAGCAAAAAAGGCGGCACCTCAAGAAAAGAGTGCTCCTTTTATCTATGCATTGCCGATAAATTTTAACCTGAGAAGGACTGATGCCGAGAAAGAAAACCGGAAACACTGTTTTAGATGAAGCCATTGGTAGAGTTGCTTGTCTCTATGAAGAAGGACATCGCATTGTGGTATCTTTTTCTACTGGGAAGGACTCTACAGCACTACTGGAAATTTGCATAATGGCTGCCCAAATGACGGGTAGATTGCCTGTTGATATTGTGATTCGTGATGAAGAAGTGATGTTCCCTGGAACTTATGAATTTGCAGAAAGGGTCGCAAATCGACCCGAAGTCAATGTTACCTGGCTTGTAGCAAATCAACCAATAATCAATGTTTACGATAGAAATAATCCATATTTCTGGGTTATGGACAAGGAATTGAGTCCATCCGAATGGATGAGAGAACCGCCCAAGTGGGCAACCTATATTAAGGAACAACATATTGAAGCAATGACAACTCCTGCTAGGTTTCCATTGCAAACGGATCAAAAGCTATATGCTGCAATTGGTCTTAGAACCGATGAATCCAGACATCGTTTATATGGATTATTTACTTCTGGAGGGTATATCACTAAACCAAATCGTTATAAGGTTTCTAACATCCGTCCAATTTATGATTGGACATCAAAAGATGTTTGGAAATTTATCAAGGAGTTTAACCTTGATTACAATAGGGCTTATGACGTTATGTTAAGGAATCGTATACCTAATCCTATTATGAGAATTGGGCCTCCTACTTCTAATCCTTATGGAATTGAGGCACTACGAATGGCTTCTAGTGCATGGCCTCAGTGGTTTGACAGGGCTTGCGAAAGGTTAAAAGGGATTAGAACTGGAGTGAAGTTTGGGATGCATGCCTTGACACCTACAAGAAAGTATGGTGAAACATGGGAAGAGTGTTTTCATAGAACTTGTGTTGATGAGGCTCCAGATTGGATTCGTGAAAGGGCCTTATTGACTAAGAAAATCTATATGAGAAGACATGCTAAACATGCTTCTACTGCATTTCCAGAAGTTCATCCTTGTATGAGTTGCACTGGAAATATTGCGTCATGGAAAAAGATGGCAATGTCATTGTATAATGGAGATCCTTGGTCAACAAAGGCATCATTTTTACCAATGGTAGAACCGGAATTTTTTAGAGAAGGCGCAGGTAACTGGAATGGTAAGCCGACTTTTTAATTTGAAACTTTATAACCTGTATAATTTTTTTGTACTCTTTCAATGAAAAAGGTTTTTGTATGAATAGTAAGCCTATTGAACAACAAGTTGAAAATACCACACCTGCTGAAACTCAACAGAGGGTTACTGAAAAAGTAAAAAAGAAGGGTAAAAGGGCTGTAGATAAAAAGAATAAGGCCTTAGAGACCTTAAATGTTGAATATGTTAATGTAAATGATATTCATCCTAATGAGTGGAATCCAAATCGACAAAGTGATCATGATTTTGAATTGCTTTTGAAGTCCATGTCTGAGGATGGATTTACTCAACCTGTGGTTTGTATACGAACCGAGGATGGTAGAATCAAGATTGTGGATGGGGAACACCGTTGGAGAGCAGCACACTCTCTTGGGTTTGAAGAGATCCCTGTAGTGATCACTCCAATGACGGAAGAACAAGCAAAAATTGCGACACTTCGTCACAATCGTGCAAGAGGTTCGGAGGATATTGACTTAACTGCAGAATTGCTACGGGATTTAGAGAAAGTTGGGGCTTTGGATTGGGCGCAGGATTCTCTAATGTTGGATGATGCAGAATTGAATAAACTGCTTGAGGATATTCCTGCTCCAGACGCATTAGCAGGAGAGGATTGGAGTGAGGCCTGGGAACCTTCCAATGACAGGGATATTGAGGATGATGATGATTTGGAAACCACTACAGAGACTAGAGAGATTAATTCTGGTGGTGGAGGAACGGTTGCGGCTGCATCATCTATTGCTGCAGTGGAGCGTCAACGTGAAAGAGAGAAGCAGTTGGCAGAAGCAAAAACTGCAGAGGAGCGTCAGGCCTTACGAAAGGATCACGATATCTTTAGATTGTACTTAACCTTTACTGGGGATGAAGCCACTGTTGTAAAGAAGGTTCTTGGGAACAGGGCTGCAGAGAAAGTTATTGAAATGTGTCAAAAGGAAGAACAATTAATGGAGGAGTGATTTGGGTAGAAAAACAAGCTTTCCCCAAGAGGAACTTGGGAGGATGAAAGCAAGATGGGAGGCTGGTGATGATATTGAAGATATTGCAGGTGAGTTTAATTTGACTTCAAGTGCTATTCGATATCATGCAAAAGAAAATAAATGGGAAAGTAGAGGGGCCTTTAGGGAGAAATATAATCAAAATACCCTAGAGGCCAAGAGGAATGTTGTCATTGCAGACAAGGTTGAGAGATCCCTGCAAGAAACAGAAAAGTTTATACAGGATTCCGAAAGGATTCGGATGTTGATTCTTCAATTTCAAGGAAGGATGTTGAAGAATAGAGATCCTGTTACAAATGAGTTGATTCTTGATAAGTCAGAAGGGGATCTTATTTTCCAATATTTAAAGTGCTGTAAGATTTCTATGGAAACTCTTACTATTGGATATATGGGTAAACGGAAGGCCCTTGGAATGGATGATGTTGTGAAGAATGATGTTACTGTTCTACCTTGGGAGGATTGATGCCTCTTACTGCTGCGCAGAAAGATATTTCTGAATCGGATGCTAGATTTAAGGTTGTAGCTGCAGGAAGGAGGTTTGGCAAAAGTTTTTTAAGCCTTTCCTTAATGGCGAAAGTGGCTCGTTATCCTTATTCTCAAGTATGGTATGTTACTACAACGTATTCTGCTGCAAAGAATATAATGTGGTCTTACCTAAAGCAAAAACTTCAGAAGTTTGGATGGGCCAAATCCTTTCATGAAGTAGCACTACAGGCCAATTTAGTGAATGGTTCTGTGATTTCTTTAAAAGGGGCCAACAATCCAGATAGTCTTCGTGGAATTGGTTTGGATTATTTGGTTTTGGATGAGGCTGCATATTTGGATGAAAGAGTATGGACAGAAGTTTTGCGTCCCACTTTGTCAGATAAACAAGGTGGGGCCTTATTTATTTCAAGTCCTTCTGGAAGAAATTGGTTTTATGATCTCTGGATTGCAGGACAGGATGAGGATGAAGAGGATTGGGAATCCTGGCAATATACAACTTTACAAGGTGGGAATGTTCCTCCAGAAGAGGTAGAAGCAGCAAGAAGGAATTTGGATGAAAGAACATTTGAGCAAGAATATGAGGCAGAGTTTGTTACTTACACTGGTTTAGTATATTATGGTTTTGATTATATGGAATCTGTTGTGGATCGAGAGTATAATCCAGAAGAACCAGTTTTAATAGGAATGGATTTCAATATTGATCCAATGACTGCAACAGTGTTCCAAATGGATGAGTATGATGGAACTTTATTTCTTGTGGATGAAATTGAAATCTTTGGTTCAAACACTGATGAAATGGCAGAAGAGATTCTTTGCAGATATCCAGAAAGAGAAATTACAATATTTCCAGATCCTGCTTGTGTTCAGACAAGGACATCTGCTGGTGGAAGGACTGACCTTTCTATTTTGCAGAGTTATGGATTTAAGTGTAAATTTCGCAGGAAACACCCATTGGTGAGGGATCGTATTAATGCAGTGAATTCTGCTCTTTGTTCTGCAGATGGAAGTAGGCGTTTATTGGTTCATAAGGGATGTAAGCGTGTGATTCATGCATTGGAGAGACATTCTTACAAGAAGGGTACAAACCTTCCTGAGAAGGGTGGAGATAATGATTTATCACACATGACAGACAGCATTGGTTATTTGGTTGAGTATCTTTATCCAGTTAATAAACAAGAAGCTGGAACTGCTGACATTTATGGAGTTTAAGAGGAAGAATGTACTACTATAATACAACAAGTCGTTCCGCACAGATTCAGTATAATTCTGTTCATCCAAGATATAAGGATTACTTGGACATTTGGATGAAATGTAGGGATTGTTTTGATGGAGAAGAAGCAGTAAAGGATAAGAATCAAAGATATCTTCCTTTCTTGACAATGCAGGAGTCCAGCGAATATTACAATTATAAGAGTAGGGCCATATTTTTGAATGTAATGAGAAGAACCATTCAAGGATTAGTTGGTGCGGCCCTTCGTAAAACTCCAATCATTAAGGTTCCTGCAAGAATGGAGTCCTATCTGGAGGATATGG